AGCTTACCCGCCTTGTACTCGCCCATCACCTTCTCAATCTTTTTCGCGGCCTTGTCCATCTTCATAGATTACCCCTTTGGTTGGATGCGCAATTATGCAACGCGAGGCAGATTCCTGCGCAGTGGCTTGCTCCACGACACTTTAGCACCGCCGAATGCACCTATCACCGCGTCGCTGGCAAACGTCAGGCAAAAGGCGTCGGCGCGGTCAGGACTCGGGAAACCCCGCTTGCGGATCTCGTCCTTGCCCTCAATCTGAATCTTGCCGCTGGAGGTAAACGAATACCGCACGATTGCGAGTTCACTGACCAAAGCCTCGTCCTTGGGCATTTTGCAGTCCCGACCCTCCAGCCAGGCTTTGGCCTTGTGCCACAGCTCGGCCTTCAGATTCCGGTAGGTCGCGCCCATCGCCGGACTCTCGGAGACGTTGATGCCGCGACAAGGCAGATTCAGTTCCCGCAGCCGGTCAACCACTCCCGCGCCCAGGCCGATTGAGTCCACCAGGATCTCTACTGGTCTTTCGCTTGGTGGCAGGGACTCGTACTCTGAGACCACTGCGCCGGTCAACTGCATCAGGTCCAGATTCTTCCACGTCTTGATTGGCTCGGTCACGGCGTTACCCTTACGCTTGCAGAGTGCCGACCTATCGCTCCCAAACCGCGCAACGTCCAGACCCCAGACCATTGGCGCTGTTGCGCTAGGCTCAACGTCTCGCTGCTGCGCCATCTCCAGCAGCTCCATAGGGATGACCGTATCGTCATCTGACCTGGGAAACTCGCCCAGCACCCTGATCCGGTAGGCGTTTGACTCCTCGCCGTAGCGTGCCGCCATCTCCCCGAGGTACGCCTCGGAGACGCGGGGAGAGTCGGCGCACGACACCTTCATGGTGATCCAGTCATCCTTCAGCCGGTTGTGGGTGTCAAAAAAGAAACCCGTGGAGCGCACCGGATTACCCAGCAATAACGTCACCGCCTTGTGACCCGACATAGAACCGGCAGCGGCCTCGAACACCGCCTCGGGGATACCGGACGCCTCATCTGCCACCAGCATGACGTTGTCGCTGTGAACCCCTTGCAACGCCTCCGGCTGCTCTGCGCGGCTTGTCCTGGCCGAGATGAACGCCTCGTTTGGCGCTTCCTTCACCTCAACCCTATCCTGCTTGACATCCAACTGATCGGCCAGCATCGGCGGTAGCTGCTTAACCCAGCGCTTCAGTTCCGCGAACAGTGCGTCGTAAAGTTGGCTTGACGTTGGCGCTGTAACGACAATCTTTACAGGGAACCGCAGGAACAGATACCAAAGCATCGCCCAAGCGCTGGCAGTTGACTTGCCAACGCCGTGGCCGGAGCGTACGCTAATGCGTCGGTTTCCAGCCGCAATGTGATTCAGAAACTCTACTTGCCAAGTGTCAGGCTCGGTGTTCAGCACCTCGCGCACAAACAGCACGGGGTTGTTTTTGTACAGCAGGGCGAACTCGATAAACGGGTTATCGGGAACTTCCAAATTTTTTTTTGTAGCCATAGTGCGTAGTCAGGTGGGGGGTAGGGGGTCAGGGGAAACGTGGAATCGGTGAGTGTTTAGGTACTGCCACAACCGCCCCGCCGCCAGCGGCCCACGGGGGGGTCGGCGCGGCCACGGCCAGGGCGCAGCCTGTGGATAACTTAGCACGCTGCGCGTCCCCTCTGACGCTGCGATATGGTGCGCGTAACCCTATGATTCCATTGAGTATTCCGCTGCGCGTCTGCACTTAGTGCAACAGAACTACTTAATACAGTGTCCAATATGTGAATGAAAACAGGGTACTTATGCCTGTTTCTGCTTAATATTTGAGCAAATGCACTCATTCTGTGGATAACTTTGGCATCTGGTCTGTGGATAACTGCTCAACCACCTCGACGTGGCGCAGCGCCTCCATGCGTAAACCCTGGATGGAAATGTTCACCGACTGCGCTTTGTCAGTGCCGTACGTCTTCCGATCCCACCTCTCGGCCAGCCACTGGCGCGTCCGGATGCGCTGCACGTCGCGCTGGCCGTTGTCGGCGTCCATGCCGTCCGCGATGGTCAGCGTCTCGCAAGCGAGATGCGAGGCCGCTTCCACCCGCGCGCGTGTAATTATAGTTTCATAGTCGTTGTCCGCTATCCATGTATCGAGCGCACGCCGTCCGATGCCTAGGCCACGGCATATGTCTGCCTTGCTGCGCCCTTCCTCAAACATCGACAGGATCAACTCGTCATCGATGTCCTCCAGCAGCGCAATATCGGCTCTCACTTTCGGATTCCCAGGCATTAGATGACCCTCCGAGCGTTTTTCGTTACCGCAAGCACCCTGCATACCACCTCGTTCCATAAATCACGTCCTGCGCTCATTCTTAGCCCTTTCTGCTGCTTGTGTGTCGAACAACTTGCCGCCCTTAAACGGTTTGCTGATGTCGATGTCGTTTGGCATCTCCTCAAACCCGCTACTGCCTTGCGGCGTCACGGGAACCATTGTCGTACCAGGAATCGCTGCCTTAATCTCGCGCACCTGGCTAAGTGTCGGCCCGTTCATTACCACTTCCAATTCCGCTAATGTCCAAATCGATCTCGCGCCTGGCGCCTTGCGGAATTGCTCATACCAGGTCGCCATCTGTTTGTCCCTCACGATGACCATCAGGCTCCCGTCGGCCATCCGGTGTTCCATGCAATCGATTTTAGGCAGCTTGTCTATGCCTGCCTCAGTCGCCCACCTGGTAAGCGCTCTGTAAGCCGCGATCATTCCCTTAATGGCTCTGTCTAGCTTTTCCTCGTCCCGCGCTTGGCTGGCCTCCCAGATGCGCTCCCGCTGCGCGTTGAACTTCCTGCGGAACTCGGAATCCACCAGGTCAATCACTCGGTCAATGCCCCAGGTCTTCTCATGCTCCATCTTCGCCAGTTCCATATCCACCATGAGCGAATGCTCAAAGACTTTGAAACGGTCGCTCGGGTAAACGTCAGTCTCCAATAATTTCTTCGATGCCATCTCTAATCCTTTACCTAGTCAACTTCACCATAACCAATTCCGAGATAGTCAACCTAGGCAACTTACAACTTGCATTAAGCAAGTTGTTGTAAGTTGACTAGGTTTTTATCTATTTCTGGGCAACTCGCTACCTAGGCAACTGCCTATATTTCACCATCTTGCCTAGGTTTTTCAAACATAAGTACATAGGCAATTGCCTAGGTTTTACATAGACAAGATGAAAGTTGCCTATCAAAATGAACTCACAAAAGGCTCATCTTTGTCCTTATCAGGGTAGATTACCCAGCAATACTCAGCCACTTCAGTCTTGTGGTATCCCACTAATTTCTTCTCAAACATGGCCTTCTTCCCGCGATACCAGTCCGTGTCTATGCTCTTGCTGTCAGCCTTCAGCTTCACAAATTCCTCGCGCCACTCGCTCAACATAACCGTCTTATGGCGCTCCTCACCGACGTTTGTCATGTGCCCATTCTTCTTTATGGCGTCGTGGATTGACTCGTAAGCCGCCGCCTGGTTGCCGTACAACTTGCGTGGTTTGCCCTCGCGTTGCACTGCCTGCTGCTGCATCTCCTGCTTCAGCGCCTCGTCTGATGCTCTGACCGCCAGGCTGATCTGTGACTCGCTGATGCCCAACTCGCTAACCTTAATCTCCACCTTCACCATCTCAAACCCAATCTTCACGCCGGTCTCGCCGTCCTTCATCTTGGTAATGTGGATCAATCCTGACCCAGCCACATCGCTGGCGGCATTCGGAACTGAATCCAGCTTGATCAGTTCGAGTTGAGAATCGCACGCACCTAAGAGTGAACTATGCCCCCTAGCGCCTTGGTCCTTGTTCTTCCCGCTGTGATGCACCACCATAAGGGCACAATTGAGCATCCTCTGAATCCTGCCGGTGTTGTGGATGAATGCTCCCATGTCTTGAGAATCATTCTCCTGGCCACCGCCAAATGCCCTGGCTAACGTGTCAATCTGAACCATTTCAAACTGGACGCCAGTGCGTTCAATCAAATCCTTTATGGATGCCATCAAAAGATCAAAGTCATCCGCGCTCGATCTCAGGTTGATGGCGGCTCTTAGCACATAGATTTCGGCTCCCGCTGCGGTCTTGTTGTGCATCTTTGCTGCCTTGATGCGAGCGCCTATACCCCCATGCCCCTCACCCGCAATGATTAGCACTCCCCCTGGCGTTGGGACATCGCGCCCCATCCACGGCCTGCCCGTTGCCACCGCCTCTGCCATATCCAGGGCGACGAATGACTTATAACTGCCCGGTGGTCCGAAGAGCAAACAGAACCCTTTGGCGGGTAGCACCCCATCTATTAAGTATTCAACCGGCTCGTCCTCAATGTCATCCCATGATTCAATGTTGAGCAGTTGCCGTGGAACTAGGATTGATACGTTCGTGCCAATATCTAGCTCAGTTCTATCTAAGTTATCGGGTTCTAGCGTAACTTCGATAGTTTCCCGTGGAACAATCCACTCTGGCGTCTGTACCTGGTTGATGTCAGTGATCACCGGCAGCGCCTTGGCTAACTCTGCCAGCTTCGCCCTGTCACCGCCGTCCGCTACCCACTCATAAGCATCGTCGCCGAGTTCGGGTAAGTTGAAGTCGAGGACTCTGACCGCCTTGGCGACTGGCAGCAATGCCTCTACTACCCGCTTGGCGTACTTCCAACCTGGTGCGTCGCAGTCAGGAACCACTATAACAACAGCGCCTGCGAAGTATTGCGTTATGTCACTAGGCCAGTGCCCAGCACCAGCGTGGGACGTAGTGGCGATCGCACCTATGCTGACCAAGGCATCCGCTGCCTTCTCACCCTCCACCAGGTAGATGGCGCGGCCAGCTTCCCGAGCGTTGATAAGTTCCGGCAGGCGGTAAGGCACTATCCGCGCTCCGGTCATGCTGCCCTGGC